TTCTGTCGTGACGGGGAGGGAAAACAGGGTTTACGGCGGTGATGGGGCTTACGCCCTTCGGCTTTGGGCCTGTGCCATAAACAGGCTACCCTGACAGAGAGTGCCGTTCAGACGGCCTTCGACCGATGTACTGATCTGATGCTGAGACACCACGACCCGTCCGTTTGACGGGGCTGACTCGGGCGCGTAACAGTAGCTGCAATGTGCCATCATTGCCCACCCCCTTGCCCGCACTGACTCTGGAGGAACCGCATGATCCAGCAGTTTTACGATAACGGATTCACAGATCAGCCCTATCTGGTGCTGGTTACCTTCTGTCGGGATACGATCATCCCGTACTTTCACACGATTCAGTACAATGACTGGACACTGATCCTGCAGTGGGTGCCCTGCACCAGCGGGTGAGTGTTCTTAGGAACACAGATGACGCAAGCGAACCCGGAACGCGAAGTCGTTCCTAACAGTACTCGTGCGGAGGATTGGGGCCGGTTCGTTCGGGCTATCGCCGGAACGTCTACCGAGAGGCGTCATTCCTGCCCCGTTTTGAACTACGTCCTGCTGTTAGGACACACCGGCAAGAACATAATCGTCGAAGAGTCAAGGCGATGGGGCTTTGAGCTTCGACCCAGCAAGAGGTAACGGCGCTATGCCAGTCGAGAAGCGAGGCGGGTATTGGATTGTGAAGGGCGTCGGGGACAAACACGCCACCAAAGCGGAGGCGATGGCGCAGTTGCGGGCCGTGAAAGCCAGCCAGAAGAAGAGGAAGCGCTAATGTACGCCCACCTGTTGCCGCAAACGCTCAAGATCGGGGCCACACGGTACCGTATTATCGCCCGCGACAACGCTTGGCGCGACGATCACGGGGTCGATGGGCAGGTTCGCTTCAACGATCTGGAGATTGACCTCGTAGTTGACCGGCCAGCGAGCGAGTTGGCGAACACTTTCATCCACGAACTGCTGCACGTATGCTACCGGGAGTGGCACATCAAGCCCAGATGCGGCGAAGAACGCACTGTAACGGCCTTGGGGTTCGCCATTGCGGCCCTGTACGCGCAGAACCCTGCCATTTTAGCAAGTCTGACCCAGCTGATGAGTGAGGCAGACGCGGAGACTTAGGGCTATGAGCGACACCGAAGAGCTTGTACAGGAAAACGACTTGTCCACTAATAGTGTACAGGCCGAACCAGTGGACAACGCCGTGATGCGGGCGCCCAATGGGACGCTTCTGCCCGGTTCCAAGCTCGGGAAGGGTCGCAAGAAGGGCTCGAAGAACCGTGCCACCATCCTTCGCGAGAAGATGGAGCGCAAGACCTCGATTCAGATCAGTAAGTTAGCGCCAAAGGTGCTCAAGAAGGTGGGCGAGCAGGCCATCAACGACGGATGCCGCACCTCACAGAAGATGATCCTCGATCGGGCAGTACCGATCAGGAAGGCCGAGGACGATTCCGGCCACCAGCAGGCGAGAGTCGAGATCGTCATCACCAACCTGACCCGGGAGAACGCCGCCGAGCGGCTGGGCCACGGGGTAATCATTGAAGGGGAGGCTGAAGATGTATCGGACGAGTAATGCGGACGAGGAACGGCGCAGCTGGGACCCGTATGCCCACGCGAGGACGACGATTGGTGAAGATCATCGCATGATCCATGATGGTGCAGCCTTCACGTTCATTGACTACACGGCATCGCTGGCTAATGGCGCCAGTCGAGACATCCTTCTCGTGATCCCGGCCGGCTGTTACCCGCACTTCCGCAAGCTGGAGGCCACCGTATCCGACGGACCAGTGTCCGCACTGCTCTACGAGGATGTGACCACGAGTGCCGATGGCACCCCGATCACGACCGGGATGTACAATAACAACCGGGCCAGTACGAACGTGTCGAAGTGCAGTATCTACCATACTCCAACGGTCACGGACCTCGGTACCATGCTGCACCAGCACCATGTCTTCAGTTCTGGAGCGCCCGGTGTGGCGAACGCGGCCGGCGTGCTGAACGATGTGGAGAACGAGATCATCCTCAAGGCGGGTACTAAGTATCTGCTGCGACTGACGAACACGAGCGGCGCGGCGATTAGCACGGAGCTGCACACGTTCCACTACGAGATACCAGACTCCTACGTTGAATAGTTAAGCCCGATAACGCCTACGGTGCCGGGAAAGGACACGCCATGACTACCTTGAACTTCGCACTTCACAGCAAGCAGCAGGAGATCTTCGAGTCTCCGGCAAGGTTTAAGGTGGTGCCGGCAGGGCGCCGAGGTGGCAAGACCTTCTTCGCCGCCGTCGTCCTTATAATGGAAGCGCTCAAGGACGAGAGTCCGAGCGGGTACAGCATGCGGAACAGCCACGTCTGGTACGTGGCGCCGACGTATCAGCAGGCCCGCGACGTAATGTGGAAGCAGCTGAAGGAACTGTCCCGGCCAATCGCCAAGCAGATCAAAGAGAAGGACATGACGATCGTGCTGCCGAACGGGCGGTACATCGTGCTCAAGGGTGCGGACAACGAGGACACCCTGCGTGGTGCGTCCCTTTCTTACGTGGTGCTGGACGAGTACGCGGACATGAAGCCCGGCGTATTCGACCTGATCCTGCGCCCGGCGCTGGCGGACATGCAGGGTGGCGCTCTGTTCATCGGTACGCCGAAGGGCAAGAACCACTTCTGGAACCTGTACCAGCAGGCGCTTGATCCTAAGAACACTGACATGGAAGGCTTCACCTTCTGCTCGCTGGATAACCCTATGATCCGCGAGGAGGAGATCGAAGCTGCCAAGCGGACCATGAGCCGCGAGGCGTTCAAGCAGGAGTTCGAGGCTAGCTTCTCAACCGGCGGCGGCGGGATCTTCAAGCGCGAAGAGTTCAAGTACGTCGATGAGCTGGACCCCACGATCTCGGGCCACGTGTACATCGCGGTGGACCCGGCCGGCTTCAAGGAAGTCGGCGGGCTGAGCAAGTCACAGATCGAGAGTCTGGACGAAACGGCGGTGGCCGTCGTTCACGTATCGTCCGAGGGGTGGACAGTTCTCGACATTAAACACGGGCGCTGGGGTGTGCGCGAGACATCCCTGCAGATCATCCGGGCGGCGCAGAAGTATCGCCCGGCGGCGCTTGGTATTGAAGGTGGCGCCCTGAAGAACGCCATCATGCCGTACCTTGAAGATCAGATGCGGCGCATGAACATCTACCCGAACGTGGTGGAGCTTAAGCATGGTGGGCAGCGGAAGACCGACCGTATAGTATGGTCGCTTCAAGGCCGCTTCCAACACGGCAAGATCAAGTTCGTCAAGGCACACTGGAACCAGCGGCTCGAAGAGCAACTGCTTGACTTTCCTGATCCGCTGGCCCACGATGACTTGCCCGACGCGCTCGCCTACATTGACCAGATCGCAAGCACCGTCTACTCGACGGCTGAGATCGAGATCGACGACTGGCAACCTCTTGACGGGGTGGCCGGCTACTAACGAGGACATACCATGCCTACAGACCAGAACCCCGAAGTCAGCATGACCGACATGGCCGAAGGCATGCTCGTGCAGTGGGTCATGTCGCGGGTTCGCCTGTGGCGTGACGACCGGGACACCCGTCACCGGGCGCGGTGGGAAGAGTACTATCGTCTTTGGCGCGGCATCTGGGCCGAGGAAGACAAGCAGCGTAAGTCGGAGCGCAGCAGGCTCATCACTCCGGCCCTCCAGCAGGCCATCGAGTCGGTGACCTCGGAGATCGAGTCTGCCATACTGGACAAGCCCGAGTTCTTCGATGTGGTCGATGACCGGGAGGATCAGGAACAGGGCGACATGGATGTGCTGCGCAAGCGCCTCCGTGACGACATTGAGCTAGCTGACTATCAGCAGGCCCTGAACGAGATCTTCCTGCACGGCTCCCTGTTTGGGACCGGCATCGGCAAGATCGACGTGATGGACGAAGAGATCCCGACGGTCGTGCAGAGCGAGTTCGGCATGGAAGTGAGGGCGGAGACACGCACGCTGTGCCGCCTCATCCCTGTGCTGCCCCGTGAGTTCGCGATCGACAGCGATGCGAAGAGCATCAATGACGCGCTCGGTTGTGCGCACGAGTACGCCACGCCACGCCATAACGTGGTAGCACTGCAAGCGTCGGGACACTACCTTGACAAGTCGATAGCCACGGCTTCAACCGCTTCCGATCCGATCATCTCGGACGAGAGCAAGCCGGATAACTACTCGGTGAACATCTGCGATTACCGTGGCCTTGTGCCCCGGGGCCTGCTGTCCGCCACTCAGCCATTGGCCGAGGGCGAAGAGCTGGTTACGCTGTTCCCCGAGGAGGAAGACGAGGAAGCAGAGCCGAAGCTGGACTACGACGAGGACGATCTGGTCGAAGCTGTGGTCGTCATCGCCAACGAGTCAACGCTGCTGCGTGCAGCCGAGAACCCGCTGGAGATGAAGGACCGCATGTTCGTGGCCTACCGCCACGAGATCGTACCCGACCAGTTCTGGGGCCGAGGTGTAGCCGAGAAGGGCTACAACTCACAGAAGGCCCTCGACGCCAGCATGCGTGCCCGCATCGACGGGCTCGCCTTGACCGTCCATCCGATGATGGGCGTGGACGCGCCGAAGATGCCGCATGGCTTCAACGTCACGGTTAGCCCGGGCAAGACGATTGCCACCAACGGTGACCCGGCGACGATCCTGCGGCCAATGAACTTCGGCAACATCGACCCGAACGTGTTCACCGACAACGCCGAGCTTGAGCGTATGGTCGCCATGAGCACGGGCGCCGCCGACAGTGCGGCCCCGATCAAGGCGAACAACCGCAACGAGACAGCGGCCGGCATGAGCATGCAGATGGGCGCGATGGTCAAGCGTGCGAAGCGGACGATCCGTAACATTGAGCGGGAGATGATCATCCCGCTGATCACGAAGACCCACCGGGCATACATGCAGTTCGAGAACGCACGTTACCCGGCAATGGATGTAACCTACCGCGTAACCAGCGTGCTTGGCACGATGGCGCGGGAGCTTGAGCAGCAGCAGTTCGCCTCCATGCTGAACACCACGGAGCCGGGTTCGGCGGCTTACTGGATGCTGATGCAGTCCATCTACTCCACCAGCTCGCTGAGCAACCGGGAGTTGATGCTGCCCCTGATCCAGCAGAAGCTCGAAGAAAGCATGCAACCTCCGCCGCCCGACCCGATGGTTGAGCTTAAGAAGCAGGAGGTCATCGCGAGGATCAAGGCCGAGCAGGCACGCATCCAAGTAGAGTACATCCGAGCACAGGCCGAGATCGCACGCGCTGCGAACGACGCCCGCACGGCTGCGTCTGAGGAGGCGAAGAACGAGAGTCAAGCAATCCTTAACCTAGCCAAAGCCCAAGCGGAAGTGATGGGCGGGAACTTGGCTAAACTGGAAGCTCAGCTCACCCGCATGGAAGCGCAGACGGTGGCAGAGCAAGGGCTAGCAGAAGAGGTGATACGCAATGTCTATGCGGGAACAGCACAGAGCTAAGTTGGATGCCGTGATGAAGACCCTCGCCAGCAAGGGCTGGCAGGTGATCGAGGAGGAAATGAAGGGAGCCCTGCAGTTCGAGTCGAACCGTGGCTGGGATAAACCCACCGAGGAGTTGGCCGAACACAAGGGCTTCTTGAAGGGAATGTCCGTAGTCCTGCAGCTGGTGGACTTGTTCCGCAAGCAGGACGAGGAGTTCGAGAAGCTGGAGTTCTCTGATGAACCCAAGCTCGAAGGGAAGAACGATCTGGAGGACTAGCATGAGAGTCTACGACTACACGTGCAAGTCTTGCGGAGAGACGCAGGAGCACTTCGTGGCGAATAGCGACGTGGCCCTCGTGGTGTGCAAGCACTGCGGCGGTCGAGCCGTTCGCCAGATCCCAGCACCAAGGTTCAGCCTTCCCGGCTACGATCCTGCCTTTCCCACGGCGTGGGACCAATGGGGCAAGAAGGCGGAAAAGCGCCATCGTGAAGCCGACAAGAAGGCACGTGAACATGGTGAGATGTAACATTCCTACAACCCGGAAGGGCAGGAGCATTTAGTAATGTCCAAAGACAGTGAAAGCAACACCGAGCAGCAAGAGGAAACCGTAAACCTGTTTGCCGAGGGATTCGACGACAAGAGCCTGCTGGCTCCCGGCGATGAACCTGAACCTATCAAGGCAAACAACGAGCCCGAGGGCACGCCCGACGTGCCAGAAGTCCCTGAGAAGTACAGGGGCAAGTCGATCCAAGACATCATTCAGATGCACCAAGAGGTCGAGAAGGCATACGGGCGCGGTCAGAACGAACTTGGCGAGATGCGTAAGCTCGCCGATCAGATCCTCAAGCAACAACTCGGAGAGACGGAGCAGCAGGGCAAGAAGAAGCTGACCAGTGACGATCTACTCGATGACCCGGATGAGGCACTTGGCCGTGCCGTAGCGGACAATCCACGAGTAAAGGAACTGGAAGCGCGACTGACGGCCCGCGAACGTGCTGAACAGATGGCTGCGTTCAATCGGAAGCACCCCAATGCTGGGGAGCTGGTCACCGACCCTCGCTTCTTGAAGTGGGTCGATGAGAGTCCGACGCGCAAGCGGTTACTTCAGCAGGCGGATCAGACCTTTGACTACGAGTTGGCTTCTGAGATCATCAGTACCTTCGAGCAGACGCATCCTACGGACGCGCCGAAGGACGATGGCAAGAAGGCCCTCGGGAACGCGAAGCCAAGCGCTGGTAGCGGATCGGCTGGCAAGAAGCGTATCTTCAAACGGGCTGAACTTATGCGTCTCAAGATGGAGAACCCCGACCGCTACGAACGACTGCAGCCTGAGATCCAACGAGCTTATCTCGAAGGCAGGGTGCGATAACCTTCACTCTCTAAGGAGTTATTAAGATGGCCTATCCTTCTGGTGGTTTCCAGACCAAGACGACTAACGCCGAGTTCATCCCCGAACTCTGGTCCGACGAGGTTCTCGGTGTATACAAGAACTCGCTCGTCGCGAGCCCGTTGGTCAAGAAGTACCCCTTCACTGGCAAGAAGGGCAACGCAATCAACATCCCCGTTCCGGCACGTGGCGCTGCTAACGTCAAGGCTGTGAACACCGCAGTGACCCTGAACGTCGATACGGCGGGCACCCTGCAGGTCGTGGTGGACAAGCACTACGAGTACTCGCGTGTGATCGAAGACTTCGCCGAAGTCCAGTCGCTCGCTTCTGCTCGCGCCTTCTACACCGACGACGCCGGCTACGCTCTGGCGAAGCAGGTGGACACCGACATCCTCGCGAACGTGGCTACCTTCCAAGGTGGTTCTGCGTACAGCGCGGCCTATGACGGTGCTGTCGGTACTGCCGCGTGGGACCCGACCGCCAACACCAACACTGGTAACGGTGCGAACCTGACCGATGCCGGTCTGCGTCGGCACATCCAGCGTCTGGACGATCAGGACGTTCCCGCCGAGATGCGGAGCCTGATCATCAACCCGGGCCAGAAGAACGTACTGTTGGGCATCGACCGCTTCAACAGCCGCGACTTCGGTATGGCCGCTGGCGTTAAGACTGGCGCGTTCGGTGAGGTGTACGGTGTTCCCGTGTACGTTTCCACCAACCTCGCGACCCTGACCGCAACCGACACGACCACCACCTACAAGGTGTGCGTGCTGATGCACAAGGACGCGATCGTCCACGTGGAGCAGCTGGCTGTTCGCAGTCAGGTGCAGTACAAGCAGGAGTACCTCGGCACTCTGTACACCGCTGACACCATCTACGGTACGAAGACCTACCGTGATGAGAACGGCGTGGGTATCGTAGTTCCGGCGTAAGACTAGCCCCTTACGCTGTATTGGCGGGCTCTGTTCTTAGGAACAGGGCTCGCCCTTTTTAAGGGGAATGTCTGAGTGATGACGCAAGCTACCGAAAGACTGGCTGATGTGGGTGCCGTGACCAGTGGGGTCGGGGCAGCTGCAACATGGGTAGTAACCGCAAACGAATACCTTCAGTTGGTGGCGACAGTGGTGGCGATCCTATCAGGTGTCGCGGCACTGATCTACCATGTAAGACGACTGAGAAAGCAATAGGGGAGAAGGCAGCATGTCTACGTTTCGTGGAGCGGGTACGCCGACTGGTGGTTCTGACATCTACAATCAGGCCGAGCTGGATGCTGCTGTAGCAGCTGCAGCCACGTCTGAAGCTAACGCCGCCGCGAGCGAGGCTGCTGCCGCTGCCTCTGAGACAAACGCTGCTGCAAGCGAGAGCGCTGCTGCGGCCAGTGAGACGGCAGCTGCCGCCTCTGAAACCGCTGCCGCTGCCAGTGAGGCCGCTGCAGCCACTTCTGAATCCAATGCTGCCGCCAGCGAAGCTGCGGCTGCTGCAAGTTACGACTCCTTCGATGACCGTTACCTCGGCGCGAAGGCGAGTGATCCAGCACTCGATAACGACGGCGACCCGTTGGTCGATGGGGCGCTGTACTGGAACACGACGAACAACGTCATGCGGGTCTACGATCTGGGTGGTGCCGCTTGGGCCGACATCGGCCGGGCAACCGCCAACATCACCGAGTGGACCGTCACCGGCACGACTACCACGTTCACCGGGAATGACGACAACGGACTTACGCTGAGCTACGCGCCCGGTTACGTGATGGTGTTTCAGAACGGTGTCCTTCTGGACCCGGATGACTACACCGCGACGAACGGTACCAGTGTGGTGCTTGGTGTAGCCGCCGAAAGCGGCGACACGGTGAACATCATCGGCTTCGGTACGTTCGACGTGAGCACGTCGTACACGAAGACTGAGAGTGACGCACGTTACTACACGCAGACCCAGCTTGACGCTGGTCAGCTTGACAGTCGGTACTACACGGAGACTGAGAGCAACAACACGTTCGCTCCGATCACCCGTGCCATCAAGAACCTGCTTATCAATCCGACGTTCGAGGTGCAGCAGCGCGGATCGTCGTTCACGAACCTTGGTTCTGTGGCGTCTGCGTACACGTATGATCGGTGGATTGTGGAATCTGGTGGTGCGCAGCGGTTGTCGCTGTACCGAGGAACCATTCCAACCTCGTTCCTTGGTTACGCAGAGTTCGTAGTAACCACGGCTAACGCATCTCCGGCCGCAGGCGACTACTGTCTGTTTAGCCAGCGTATCGAAGGATACCGCATCCGTAACGGAGCGTGGGGTGGGGCGTCGGCCCAGCCGATCACCATTGGGTTCTGGCACAATCACACTGTTACCGGAACGTACTCAGTGTCGATACGCAACCCGGCGAACAACAGGTCGTACATAGCGACGTACACTCAAACGACGACTGCCACTTGGGAGTATGCCACGATCACCATTCCGGGTGACCAGACTGGAACATGGCCGCAAACCTCTGCCGCCGGCCTTCTGCTCCACTTCATTCTGATGTGTGGTTCTACCTACCATCAGACAGCCGGTTCGTGGCAGGCCGCGAATAAGGTTGCTGATCCGGCGCAGGCGAACGCCGTTGCCGCCGTGTCTAACGTGTTCCGTATCGGTAACGTCAAGGCACAGTAC